TGCTCGCAGAATTGGACAAGCTCCGTTTCCGGCTGGGAGATTTGCGCAATTTTGGTCTCGGTGGGAAGCGTGAATAGACCGCCGGTACGTTGAAACCCAGGTACGTTTTCGGAGATCGTGATGCTCACTTACGCTTCTTTCGTGGGTTTTGGAGCTCGTAGGGCGGGTCTTTGGTCTCCATGCGCTTCTTGAAGATCTCCGGCTCAGTGGCCTCAGAGACCTCGCCTTGGCGGCGACGGCCTTCGAGTTCAACGCGCAGATAACGATCGCCTAGGAAACGGTCCTCGGGAGGATTTAGCGCCTCGGGGAGATCAGCGACGGCGATCATCTCGCCTTTGGGCTCGAATTCCTTGGGTCCCTCTTTTGCTTCGGAGAAGTGGTCACGAGCCCGCTCAAGCACATCCACAACGTCAACGCCCATCACGCCTTGAACGGGCTCCAACAACTCCTTCGGAATGTTGATTAAAATCTCCACTTTATGCTTAAAACGATGCGTCTTCACGTCGAGGAAGGTCTCGTTCCCGTCGGTGTAACAGTTGGGGCACATCTCGCCGTAGCGGTTATCGAACTCTCGTTCGGCATGCCAGGTCTGGCCACAGCCGCCACCTTCTGTCAGGCACTTGTATTCGTAGAGTGGCACTAGATCCAGCTCCTTCGCCCGTCAGGTCTTACGGTCTGTCCGCGACCTACAATCTTCTTCTTCCACACGGATTTCCCGAGCAACCGCTTAAAGGATGTGCTCTTTTGGCTCCTTCTGTCAAGTTTGTTCAAATGTGCAACTAGGGACTTGTTCTTCCGATCTGACCGATCGGTCGATTTCTCGCCTTGGATTTCATTGTTACGAAGAATAAGGCACCCGCAGTATGCAATCCAGCCGTCGTCGTGATTTGGAGGTCGCCCTTCGATCTTGTGATGTTGAGCTGGATTTTCCCACAAAGTACGGCATTCCCGAATGGTCATTTCCGATTTAATCTTGCAGCGTTCCTTGCGAACGGCCTCTTTGGACTCTGCGACCATCAAGGGACGGGTTTTCGGGTTCGTATCCCAGCCGGGCACCTTCATCAACTGCTTCGTGAACTTGTGATACATCTCCCGCTCGTACAAAGGCACCGTTCTGCGGTCCACCATGTGCCTGATAAATGGCGTTCCGTAGCCTCCATTGCACTCAATGGCCAGTTTTTTCACCTTAAAGTGGAGTGCCAGGGCTTCCAACTGGTCCACAGCCTCATCGGGGTTGATCGTGGCTCGAAATTCGGCTGCTTGATCGCCCGTTTCGACGTTCATGACGTATCCGACTTGCCAATCGGAGTCCATAGTGCCGCTGGAGGGGTCGAAAAACATCACGTAACGGGTGTGTTCCTTGGGATTTTCGTAGAATTCGATCTTTCCAGAGCCATCTTCGACGAATTCGCAGTCTGGCGGGCCTCCAGTCGGGTCCGCGTTCACCTTAAAGTAGCCCTTGGCCAAAGGTGGCGTGTCTTTGGCCTCTTTTGCCCACCTGGCCAAGACCAAGGGGTCCAAAATGTCCTTCCCGGTGGCCTCGAAGGCCTCGGAGTCGCGAGATGGGTACTCGCGGCGGCGCTTTGTCTCGTCGCCTTTGCACTTATGGCCCAGGCAGTAGCGAAGCCAGTTGATTTGCTCGAAGGTCAGATCGAATTCGTCGGCTAGTCCTAGCTCGTAGGAAGTGAGTGAGTCTCGGTAGAGCCCGGTGAGTTCGGAGTCAAGCTCTTCGAGAGGATCCATTGGGCGACCGAAGTAGTCGAAGGTGCCTGAAGTGTCCCATCCTTCTTCTGGAGAACCACGATCCTCGGGAAGTCGGGCGCGGACGGGAGTGCCCTTAGATCGAACATCCCCTGACATTCGACCAAGGGCCCGGATTGCGAATCCAACTCGTCGAGGAGCGACTTCGGAAGGAGAACCGTAAAGATGTCCCCGTGGACCAATCCCCTCTTGGCGAAGTGTTCCGGCAGTGGGAGCTGTTTCTCCTGAGCCCTCTCCGCTTGGCGCGCAAGTCTCTGCTCCGCTTCCGTTACCTGCTGCTTCTGCTGGCGAATCATGTCCGCTCGCAGTGCCTCGGGCGAGTCTGGATTCTCGATCGGCAAGAACCCCTCGTCCGTAGAGATCGTCCGGTTCCATCCCATGATCTTTAGCCTTCCTTTCGTCCCTTCGGATACAGTTTCGGATACGGTTTTTGTTCTGGTTCACCCAGTCCTTGGGACCGTAGCGTACCAGATCATCGTAGGATTTCTCTCGCACACAGTCATCGTCCGTCCACCAGGGGAAGAAGAATGGGAAGTATTCGTTCTTCCCTTCGATGGCATCGTCCCAGAGCTGGTTCATCATGAGCATCGGGCCATCGGCGGTAGATTCCGCGATGACTAAGACATCCCCGGTATCGGGAATGGTGGGCATTAGGGCTTGATAGAGTTCTTCGGGGAAGGGCCACTTGTCGATTTCGGAGAGGTGAACTCCTTGAACTGTGGCCGAGCGGCCCACAGATCCAGCGGCTCCTGCGGTTCGAACTCGAAATAGAGAGTTCGTGTCGTCGAAGTGGAGTTCTCTGGCATTGGATTTACGAAGTGGAATTTCATCGGGGAAGAGCTCCTGATAGAGTTTGGTCATTCCGAAAATGTTGGACGTGGCGTCGTCATCGTGGGCGATAGAGAGAATGCGGCGGTTTTGGACTTCACGATTATCGCGGAAGTTGGTCGCTGAGGCCCAGGTGGAGATTCCGATCTGGCGGCCCTTTAGAATCAGCATCCAGCAGGGGCGGCCTTCGCGTCGGCAGTCCCACTTGTAACGCTCCAGGACGCGCTGGACGTTCTTCATTTTGAAGGGAATGACCTTTGAGCCTTTGGTAACGATGTAGAGGTTTTCCTCGTACCAGCAGCAGTATTCCTCGAAGGCGATGTCGTCTTCTGTTAACTCGCCCTCTGCCTCTTCTCCATCCACCACTTCAAAGGATTCCTTTTCTGGCGCATCTGCGTCACTTGGCTAGGAGAAGGGGGAACAGGACCGACTGGGTGTTCCGTTCCCTTAGGCTCGTAGTCCCAGTCCTTTTGATCGTAGGGAGCATCTGACTCACGAGCGTGAGCCTTGGCTGCTTCGAGTTTGAAGATCAAGCCTAGCTGACGCTGGGCACGGGCACCTCCCCAGAACCCGATGAAGCACCCGATACCCAGACCACCGAAAAGACCCGCGAGAAAGAGAATCACTTTCCCTCCGTCACAATAACTCGAATGGCTTGCAAGGCTTCCAAGAGAGAGAGGAGCGAATGGGATTGGAGCCGGTCGGCATCTTCTTGGATCATGGCGATAGCATGGTCGAGTCTTTTGGTGGCGTCCATTTTCCGCTGCTGACTATGGAAGTAGCTATCCGTATCCGACCAGTTACTCATCATCATCAGGTGGCCTCGGATCCTTGTTCGCCTGAAGGAGAATCAAGATGATGCACACACACAAAAACATCCCAAACACCAGGGAAGTCAAGAGATCGTCCACTAGAGTCCACGCTGCTCTATCCGAATCAAGACTTCTTCGATGGACAGAAGAGAGGAATTGATTTCCTGTAGCCAAGAAACAACGCCCGCCTCTGGATTCTCGGACAAAACAGCGTGACGTTGGGCACGGTCAAAAGGCCGAGACTTTCGCCGAGAGAGAGCTTCCTGGTCTTTCTCCAGTTCCTTGCGAGGTTCCTCGTCAGAGGCAGTCACGCTTAATACCCCTCGTCTGGCTTTGGCGGCTTAGGTTTTCTGGGCTTTTTCTTCTTGGCCATTGAGGATCTCCTTCAAGACGGGTTCGGTCTTCAGAACACGAATTGTCCGCACATCACCTGCTTCACAGATGTACAAAGTCTCCGTGAAGGAGTTCTGATAATCAGAGAGATATCCCCTGGCCGCGTCTTGGTACGTCTCGGCCGGATAGATCGAGAACTTGGAAGTCTTCTGATCCATGATGAAGAAAGATTTCTTCACGACTTCTTCTTCTTCCCGACCTTCTTTTCGATCCGGGCGAGCGTCCCATACACGTACGCGTCTTTCTTCTTGCCTTTGAAGCCCTTCTTTTGGGCCTCTCTCTCAAGCTTATCGTGAATCTTCTTGGGCATTAGTCGTCCGCCCGAAGAGCAGGCCCGATCTCTACGTGCGTGTCCTGCGGGAAGGGCTGGGACTTCGTAGTTCCAGTCTCGGCAGGCTCAGGAGTCACATTCGAGAAGGACGAGTGGTCGCCCTTGGGTCCATAAGGGGAATTCTTTCCCGTCCCCACACCATCAGGAAGTTCTGGCATTGGCTTCTTTCTCCTTTAGTCGTTCGATCTGCTCACGATTGGACATCGACGCGAACTTCTCGTCCACGAGTTTCATCGCAGCCTCTTTACCGGGCCAGGGGTTTCTGGTCCCGTCCGGTTTTGGCTGGTGACCTAATTCTACGCTGGATTCCTCTAACTTATCAAGGTCTGGCCTCTGGTCACCTCTGGCCTCAGCACGTTCTAGCATCTCGACAATAGGATCACGGCCCTCGGTGGGAGAGGACCAGTCGGCTGAGTGGCGCATATCTTCTTCGTCTTCGGAGAGCTCTCCCACGAGAGACATTCCGACGAAAAGATAGCAGCGGCGCATCTTGACGTTCAATTTCCTGTAACACATAACGAGCTGCGTCTCCCTCGGAGTTAGAGGAGTCCGCACCTCGCCTAAAAGCTCTGAGGTGACGCAGCCCAATGCCTTGGCGAGTTTGGAGGCAGTGTCGATTCCAGGGTTCTTGGTCTTGCCGAGCTCCACCTGGGTAATGGTCATCTCCGTGACGCCGGACTTCTTGGAGAGCTCGGAGCGAGACCAGCCCTTACCATCTCGGAGAGTACGAACATTCTCACCGAAGGCACCCGCCAGGGACTTGAGCTTCGTTTTAAGCTTCGTCACCGCGCACCTCGATACCCAGGGCCTCACGAGATTCGTCTTGGGTTACTCCACAGAAATAGGCATCCTCTAAACTGGAACGAAACGGAATCATGGTCACAGCTTCGCACTTCTTCTCGGAAATGGTGTCCTCCAGAAATTTCCAGATGGCATTTCTCGTTGCGAGCTTCAAGAGTTTCATCGTTGGGATTCCAATAACGAATCGCGTCGGCTTCTCGTCATCCTCCAACTGCCACCACCCCGAAACGATCGTGCGCATAGCGACTGGAGAATGAGTCCGCTCAAAGCCCTTGTATTTCACCCATTCAGCAAGATGGGCTTGAACTTCCATAACATCATTCACCGAGCTTCTCCTTTCCGTAAGACTCAGCGATGGTTTCGAGTGCTAAGGCGATTCGGATGAACACAATCCCTAGAGCTGCATTCGTGCGCACACCAGCCGGGTGAAGATAATCCCCGACCGAACTCTTCGCACAAAAGGTCTCATCGAAGAAATCGAGAAGATGTCCCATGTCACTCGCCAAGCTTGTCCTCCAACTCCTGGATCTGGCTAGAGTACGTACATCCGGTCGATGGTTCTACGGGGTCATTAAACCCAACGTTCGTTTCCACTGGGTGGATCTCACCTAAGTCCACCCCCTTATGAACGGTCGTTACTTTCTCGAAGGTAACTGTTCCATCCTCGTTCTGGACGGGTACGTCGACAGTCTTCTCTCCATCGGTAGCGTGGAAGTAGTCCTCTCGTGCCTTGTCGAGGGCACCCTTCAACTGGCTTCGAGAGGAGAGCCGAACTCCGAGCCCTGGCATCTCCACGGACTCGTTTACACGGCCGTCCTGGGAATCAATGTCTCTTACGAACATGGGGGCTTTGTCAAAGACCTGGACCATGTGGCCGGGGCCGCACTTGGGGCACTGGGCCTCTAGCCGCATAGCCATCGGCAGGAACAGCTTCCAGAAAGCGCCACAGCCACCTGTGGACTTCGAGCAGATGTACGAGTATGTCGGCACATTCCCCCCTGTCTGTGCTAGACTCTGCCATGGGAGGTAGACCGTGCACAAGAAGAAAGAAAATCGCTGGTGGAAGAAAAAGCCCGTAGACGAAATCTCAATCGGAGGACCAGGAGCTTACCACCTCACCAAAGCCGAGATCCTGGATACCTACTCCGGAATCTCCCAGAAAGAATACTTCCAGAAATACGGCAAGAACGACGACGACAACCAACTCCCGAAGTTCTTCCCCAAGGAGAAGAAATGAAAGCCCGGTTCTGGATTCACCAAGACGACTTCTGCCACTTCTGCGAAGGCGGGAAGTCCAAGATCCTCGTAGACATCTCCTCGCCAGCGGAGACTCGCTGCGGCTCTAGCTACCATCGCATCTGCGAGTCCTGCATTGACTCACTTGAAGCGGCTCTCTATGTGCACCGACGAAATATGCATGACGCGAAAGCCCGGTCCGTTCGCGATACACTCAGTCTGGCCCGATCCCTCGATGGGCTGGGCACCCAAAGTTCAGAGGAGAAGAAATGAGTGGCCTCGATTGGGACAAAGACCGTGCGCGGGTAGCGCGAGCTCGCCCCTTCAACGACAACCGCTGGAACTCCGTGGCCACACCTCGCCGCCCACAGGCCAAAGGCTCACCTCGCCGCCGCTCCAAACAAGACTGGATCGCTCTCACCAATCCATCGCTCGAAGACTTCGATCACCTGCGCCAATGCCTGCGGCCGCTCCCATCTACCGTCCCTGAGATCGCTAAGCGATACCAACTCATGTACGAATTCCCAATCCAGTTCCAAACCATCACGCGAGTTCTCCTCGAAGCTTCTTCCAACGGACTCTGCCGCGAATCCTACGGTGAACCACCCGACAAATTCCTCTTTGCCCTCAACAGATTGACTCAAAAAAAGTCTTGAAATCCCCCGGAAAATGAATGAAGCTTGTAGGACTGGCGGCGGGATGATACCTCTCCAAACAAGTGTAAACCCCAGCCATTCCAGGTCCCATCCAGGTTCTTACCTCCCCTAAGTACCCCCACCCCCACTCGAATTTCCCAAAATCAAAAAGTAAGTCTACTGCCTGTGTACCTCCCCCACCGCTTTCACCTGAGGGTATGGATCG